CTACCGGGGGGAAGTGGCCTAAGCACGCGAGCGACACCTTGGCGTCGCCACAGTGACGTCAAGCTCGTTATCGTGCATCGTGTGCAACACGGTCCGCAAACCAGCAACTTAACTCAAACCTGGGGTGGTCGCCAACCACGCTCAGAGCCAGGGTTTCACGCTTTAACTGTCCATTGGGGGGTGGTCGTGAACCACACTTACAGCCCTGCCAAACAATCAGGAAGCCTGATAACAATCCAAAATATCTATACAATGTCAGAGGAGATCTTAGAAACCACCACAGTCAACGACGTAGCGTTGGTGAGGGTGGCAGCAACTGGAGTAATGGTGGTGGTCGTGTTAGGCTGTGTCACCTTAAAGGTACACAACACAGCCACGCCATTACCAGTGGTAGTTGCGGAAAGGGGTGCAGTGGACGCCCCACTAGCATACACTGAATTCACCAGAGACGACCCAGTGCCAGTGATGGTAAATGGGTCGAAGTTCCACGCAGTGGCACCACCATAATACAACGTCATCTGGTAGTAACCAACGTTGCCCGCACTGAGGGTGAATACGCTCGAAGAAATGGATGCACCTCCACCCATACTATCGAACGTCTCTGCCACATCAGTACCAAAAGGTGTGGTGGTGTTGAGGTTGGCCGTAGCCGTCGCCCGGAACGCCGGAAGCGACTGTCCAATCAAGTCGGTCAGCTTAGGTTTAGACAACTCGATCTCATATGTGACCCAAAGGTCACCGAGGACGATGTCATCAGCCTGCTGACCAGTAACAGCAAGTGAAGTCGTACCCAGGTCGTACAAGAGCACATTATCAGTGCTTGGCACGCCACCGGTACGTACATACTGCACATTGAACGGGTTCTCTCGAGGATCACACTCAATCGGGTGGCAAAATGATTCGCTGGGCTTGGCCTCATTGGACCAATACTCATTCATCATTTCCACCTTCGAAGTGGGTGCGCTTTCGTTTGCCCGATAACTCGTTTGGAGCATAACCGACCCGAGTGCGGCGTTGGTCGAAGAGACTGCATTCCCGCTAGTCGGAATATAGTGATAAACCATGCCCCGAATGCGGTACTCAGAATACTGCGACGCCACACCCGACAACCAGGGAAAGGTCGCACTTAACCCTGGATTGATCGAAAACTGACGTTGGGCCGTGAAAACGGTCTTTACCGTCACCTCTGTAATGAATTCCTTATGCCGCACAACAATCGACTGGTTGTTGCGGTGCATAGAAGGGATTCCACCCGCCGATTGGTTCAGGATGGTGTTGCTATTCACAACATAATCCCCCTGCCCAAGCCATCGACTCAACTGCGCTCCAAGGCCGG